CTCAAGAATTCTTGTCTTACTTGTTCGTCATTTTGTTCGAACAATAATCTTACAGCAACTGCAGAAATTAACTTTCTTGCTCTTAATAGTAATCTTCTTACGTTAATTCTATCAAGTGCTGATTCTCTAACTTGTAATGTTTTGTTACCCCAGATAATTGTACCTGTATCAGAGAATGTAGCAATTGGGTTAATTCTATTTTTGTAAAGTGAATCTCTTTCATCAAGAGTTAACTTTTTGAAAGCTTTGATTGAATTCACTAAACCTCTTGAATAACCAGCTACCGCGAACCAAGGATAAGAAACATTATCAGTTAATGCGATGTTTCTAACTACCTCACCTGTTGGTGGTAGATATAATTGAGTTGAATTGTCATTATCCCTAACTTGAATCCAAGGCCAATATGTTGCAGAATAGTTACTATCTAAGTTTGCTCCGTCTAATAAATCAGTAACTTCGTCAGATGATGATACATTTGGTGAGTTAATGATATAAAGTGAATCCGCTCTATCGTTTTCAATAATGTCGATTGTTTGAGTTACCAATGAATTGTGGTCATCGAAATTGATACCTGGAGTTGCGAATATGTTAATATCAACAGCTTCAGGGTTAGAATATGTTTCAATTCCTTTTAAGTAAGCGTAATAGTCAGAGTTACCAACTGAAGTACTAAACACACCACTATTAGTTGTATGTCCCGATACATATGTTCTTTTACCAAACACATAACCGTCTCCGTTAGTTCTTGAACTTCTATAAATGTCCCAACCATCGAAACCACCACATACTGCAAATGTGAATTTACGATATGCAACTGTTTCTAATTTACCTTTACTTACACCTTCTAAATCGTATGGTGTACAATCAAACATTTTACCAGTGATTGTATTACCTGTTATTGAGGAAGCGTTAGTTGATAAGTGGAAACCTACAGTTACCGCATCAGGAGCAACACCTTTGTATTTTAATAAATCACTATCAAAACCAACTTGTGATGATAGACCTAAAGATGTTTTCTTTGGTTTATCTCCTTGTGCTGATATGTTGGTTCTCCTGTTAATGAGTATGAACCGGTCTCTTCACCCGCATCTAAGAATTGTGTTTTGTATTTAACAGCACCTATTACAGATGTTGAACTTGCTAAATTATCAGCAACGAATCCTTTGAAACCTGCAGGAATTGCATCTTCAGGGTGTTCGTCAGCCATAACTAACATAATGTATTTTGAACGTAATTCATATTCACCGTCTTGTGTACCAACTTTTCTTGCCACATAACCTGGTAATGTTGAATCCATTGTACATCTTGTAAATTTCTCCAATACAACCATATTATCGTCAGTATCGTTAAAATCACGAACAAGAATATCAAATTCACCGGTATCTAAATCAATGTTAAGGAATGTAATCTTCACTTGGTAGTTAGCTGCGTTACCGTCAGAAACTGTGAATACTTGGAATAAGTCAGAAACTCTACCACCACGTACTTCAGAAACTACCATCGGAGATGCTGGTGTATCCCATTCCCCAACGAAGTCAGTTCCAACTGTGTGGTAAACTTCATCCAAACTTAAACCAAGAATTAAACCTTGTTCAAATAATGTCTTAATTAATGTTGGGTAAACTTCGTGAACATATACAGGTATCTCATCACGTTTCTTGTCGAATACGTCATTACCTAATACTTTTGTAATATATTTTGAAGAAGTAGTGTCTAAAGAACAAGTAAATTCTTTTGCCCCACTTGTAGAACCTGTTACATTAATTGTAAACTCACCTAATGGATTTGTGGTTAAAGTATCAGAACTAATTAAGAAACCAGCGTTTGTGGTAACTTCTAAATCTAATGACTCCATTGTGTATCCACCACGAGGTCTTAAAGCGGCAACTGTGATATCACCATAACTGTTACTTGTTGTTCCTGTATAGTTGTATCTTGTTACTACGAAAGTAGAAGACGCTCCTGAATAACTAAATAAGTAAGAATATAAACCGTTAACGTTTCCACCACTTGTTGTGTAGTATGCGTTATACCAGTTTTGATTGGTGTATTCACCTAATGGACTAGTTAATTGAGTACCTGTTTGTGCTGCAATATCATCTTCAGGAACAACACCAATTGTGAACCAATCACCATTAGAGTATGAACCATCAACAATAAAGTCAGTAACACTATCACCTGTACTAGCAGTTTTACCTGATAACGCAGAGAAGAATGTACTTCCTGTAATTCCTGTTACTGTTGGTACTAAAGTTCCTGAAGTCTCAACAGGGGTTTCTGTAGAATCCCAAGTGATACCGGCAATAGTTTTAATACCGAATGTTTTATTAGGTTTGAAACCTGTTAATCCAAGTACTCTTGTTACGAATAATTGGTTAGACTCTTGTAAATAAGCCTTTGCCACATATGCCAATTCATATTTTGGGTTTCCATTACCATATTTTTCAGGTGATGTTGGACCAAAGTACGTTTTGAATTCATCAAAATCTGTAATCAATACGGGTTCGAAAGCTGGACCTTTTAAAGTTTCGCCTGCTAATCCTAATGTTGTTACTCCGACACTTTGTGCAACAAATGTTAAATCTTTCTCAGACGTATATACACCTGGAGAAACGAATACTTTGTTTGAATTTGCCATCGATTGTTGTTTGGTTAAATTATTTTTATTACTTATTCAATAAATATCTTTGTTTTTAGCAAAGATTTCCGTACTTTTCTTATAAAAGATAGTTAATTATCTTTTTTTATTATTATTTATCTTTAATATGGAAAACAAAAGCAAAAACGTAAAAATTAGTGATAAACATCACGAAATGTTGAAAACCTATTGTGATAAAAATGGATTAAAAATTTACAAGGTTTTAGAAAAATGGATAGATGAATATTGTAAACCTAAGAAAAAGGATATATATGGTGAATCTTAGTTGATGTACGTGATACCAATATTTGAACCAACGACCGGTTCAAACAACAACGTAATTTCCTTGTCTCCTGAAATTGCAAATCCTTCCCCTTCTTCGTCGATAAGACCGTTCACGTTAACGTTAATAACACTATCAATCTTATTTTGAACTGTAAAAACTAATGATGACCCATCATATATAAAATTTTCACTTTGTAAGAATAAAGGTTTACCGTAACTATCAATGAAAACACTATTTCTACCCGCATAGTATGAAATGGTTATTTCAAAATTTTCACTTGGTGGTTCTGCAAATGTAATTTTAGAAGTTCCTGCAATGTGGAAGTAATCTACATCGGGTTCTTGAACAAGACCATTTATTGCCACTGAAAACAAAAACCCTATTGATTCACCAACACTAAATGTTGTTTGCATACCATCAGCTACGAACTTCGCAGTCGTGGTCTCAATTGATTTGTTGAAGAATTTCTTTTCGAATGGTTTTGTACCGATGAACTCAGTCATCAAAAATAACCTACTAACCGCGGGTTTAACCTCAAACTCTTCCTCGTCGATTAAAAATCCTAACATCGTAAAGTCGTATGTCTGCATATAGAATTTACGACCGTCCATTGAATCTATTGGAGAGTTGTCACTATTCTTGTCTAATATGATTGGAACAAAATGTCCTTTAACTGTTGTATAATCTTGTCTTGATGAAAAATTTTGTAGTACGATTTTATTAAATCTGTTCAAATCTCTGAATTTTTGACAAACGATTACAACCTCGTAACTAATATCAACTGCCACGGGTTGAGGTATCTTGTAAACATCGGCACCCATTTGAGTACCGTTCCAAGTTGGGACAGATGCGTAATAGAATGTTCTTCTATCAGGAATCGTTCTTTGAACTATTGGATTTGTTCCCGGTTGAACATCAGGTTTTCTAATAATCGCAATGAACGGTAGTTTCATATTACCATCCTCGTCTGAAAAACTCCAATTGTTTGTTATTTCACCCCATCTTTGGATTGTTAATATTTTATCAATAACAGGAATCTGAACACCGTCAGATACTACCTTAAAGTTAGTTTTAACATATTCGAGCATACCAAAATCCAAATCATCGTGTAAAATGGAATCAGGTAGGTATGTGTCAGATTTGGTTATTCTTTCAAGTAACTCTTGTCTTCTATCTAACAATTCTTTTTGTCGGTATACCGATATGTTGTTTTTTCTTTTTGGTAGTGGCATATTATATTCCTCTAAATTCAGATTCTTGTACAGGTGCACAAGTTATTGTACGGTAATACGGTTTGTATCCAAAATAATTATGTTTATTATCAGAAGTCACTCTACCATCATTCGTTACGGTATAATATCTAATTCTACCTTCAGACTCAGGATAACCAATATAATCACCGTATTTAATCTCCACACCCAATTCATCTAAATGTTTTAAATAGACTTGACATATAAGATTACCCGGCTCAAGATACCTCAACATACCATTTTTATATGATGAGTTCTTCGGTTCCTCAACTTTAACCAATGCGTTAATCTCGATTGGTGGGAAGTATTTAATTTCATCCTTACCAACTTCACCGTAGACACTATCCTTATCGGTCTTAGCTCTATCTACACGATAGACAACCAATTTCATATTTAAATCTCCGTGCAAGTACTCTTGCCCCATTTGAATCTGTAGTTCAAAGTCTTCATTAGAGAAGAATTTGGACATTCTTGTGATTGGTAGTTTATTATCCATACCTCTATAAATAGTTTAAATATTCAATCTAATTATTTATATTTTAATATGGAAAATAAAATTCCCGAAATAGAGGCTAGAACTATACTATCAACGTATGATGGCTCTAATAATCAATTATTAGAATGGAAGTCTAAATTAGAGACTGCTAAGAGTTTTACCTTTACTCGACCACAAGCAGAATATGTTATAAAATACCAATCGGTAACTCCCAAAGTTGCAAGGAAGTATGTTAACATCGTCGATTCATTTGGTGAAAAGATTATGGAACAACGTTTATTAGTTAGTGTTCCTAAAACGATATGGGTTGAAAAGTTACTATGTGAATCCGATAAAGCGTTTCATATATGGGGTAAGGTCATCGATTCAGATAAATTCCACGCGATGTGGGTTCCTAAATCTGCAATCTTACAAGAAGAAAAGAAATTAAATAGAGTTATTGATTATTCTCCTTACCATAAAAGACCACCAATGGAACATCAAAAGATAGCCATTGAAAAATTATTAGCAAATGATAAGTTTATTCTTGCTGACGATATGGGTCTAGGTAAAACGACTGCAGCCGTTATTGCGTCATTAGAATCAAATGCCAGAAAAATTCTGATAGTTTGTCCGGCATCCCTGAAAATTAACTGGCAAAGAGAAATTGAGAATTATACCGATAGAAGGATAATGTTAGTTGAGGGACGTAAATGGGGGTCCACGTTTGATTATTACATTATAAACTATG